CTTGTTCCGTAAATTTAGTCGCGTTCGTACTGCCGTCTGGCCCGCTTTGACTTGCGGTTTTCGTGTAATCAGCGGAAGAGAAAATCCAGTCGCTGGCATCGCTTTGAGTGACCAGATTTTCGCTGGATTTATGCCGCTCATTAGATAGGTAGGTCCCCGTGCTGGAACGACTGTAGCTGATGCGCGAGTCGAGGAACTGGTCAGAACCCGTGGCGAAGTTAAGATTTAATGACGGGGTTTGAGTGGGGTAGGAATTTGATATGCTCATGTCGTTATGCGATTTGGTAGGTGCCAGAGAATCGGATGCTAGTTGTATTTGTGAAATTTGCATTCGTGACAGCAGAACCGCCACTTGCAGATGTCTGATACAGAATTATGTTGGGCTGGTTGTCTTCAAATAGCCCGGTCACGGCAGAGGTGAGGCTGCTCGCGTCAAAAATCATAACCGGTGCCGTCTGGTAGCTGGTCGAGGTGTTTGCTGTTGAATGCGGCAAGCCACCGATTCTTGCAGTGCCAGAATCGGAGCCTTTGTCCGTTAACGTAATTACTCCACGCAAACACACAGTGTTACCTAGTCGCGTATATATTCCCTCGCTCGTTAACGCTATACCGGTCGAGCCTCCCGAAAAGCTCAGTGATGGAACCCAAGTTCCAGTCTGATAATGCGAGTCCCAGTCCACCCACGCACCAGAATTTAGCATTCCAGATAATGGGACTTGGTTTGCTTGAAGTCCGATGTCTGGTATCTCAAGATTAAGCTTTGCAGTGTCTTTGCTGGCTACGTCACTAAGGTTGTTTGATTCCTCCAGGTAATCGCCACTAACTCCTGAGCTGATCTGGGAGATCAGGTTGTCCTTCGTCATCTTCCGAGTGCCAGAAGTTGCTGAGTCAGTGATGACGAAATCGTCGCTGGCAAACGAAGTGCTTGCCGTGGAGATGTCTTTTATTCGTTTATTTGCCATGGGAAATTTTAGTTAGTGTCTGCGATGATTATTTGATCAGAGCTTTCGTCGATAATGCCGTCTGCATTTTCGTCAACCAGGAGATGCTCAAAGATCACAGTCTCCCCAGAGGGAGCAGATTGAGTGAGTCCAAAGCCGAGTCCTAGTCCTGCATTGTTCATATGTTATAGGCAGTTATCTCTCCGGTGCTGACAACGATTTGAGTTGCAGAACAGCAACGCCATGTTGAGCCAGCAGGTAAAGCGATGTTTGTTAAAGTCCCGCTCAAATTATTTGACGTGATCGATGAGAGAACTGTTGCAGTGTGTGCAAAAACGTATGAGAAATTTCCGTTCAGGGTTCCTGCACCGTCTTGGTATGCTCCAGTGCTTGAACCAAGGTGACCATCGTCACCAACTCTTACGGTTCTGTATTTATCTGAGTTATCAACTCCCGTGATTAGTGAAGGCATTTTTTGTAGCTAGTGTTAGTCACCTCGGATAAAAAAATTAATACGTTGAGACCTGCAGTCTGGTTGTTTGGCCTTGCTGAGTATGCAGCTTCAAAAGCTCATGGTCTAAGGCACCTCGGGCATCGGATTCGGCTACCCTGGCTCGATCCAGTTCACCATTGTGTCGCAGGTAATCTGCATACGTTCCTCGGATAAGGTAGTCAGCAAACAGCTCTGGTATCGTGACCAGATCCCAATATGTTGGTTGAGTTGTCGGGCTGTTATCGGCACCAGAAGCTACCGATTGATTTGCAACGTAGAAGTTGCCCTGTGTCTTGTCGTAGACCTGATCGTTCTGGCTATAGGCATTAGACTGAGAGTAAATCTCCCCTGTCAGTGCTGGTGGCAATTTGCGAAACAGGATGTAAACGGTGGTATTGTTTTCTGCAATCTGGACACCGTTTTCGCTCAAATACCATGTGAGATCCTGATTGTCCTGATTTGCTTTTGGGCTTTTGTTCCAAACAGCAAACACTTCTGAGATCTCAGTTTGACCAGGCTGATTGAGTGCAACGTAGTTGCCTTCATCGCCACCCGTTTGAGTGACTGTCCTCTGTTCAGTGGAACAGGTCGAAGGCCATTTGGCAGCTTGCCATCCAAACTTAATTCGCCTGGATAACAGGTCTCTAAATAATCGCCATTCAACTGTTGGCAGAGTTGCAGATTCAATACCTGCCAAGTTCAAGACTTGGATAAGCGTTCTGCCGTAGTTGAGTGGACTAAGAGCCATACCCTACCTGTATTTTCCCAGTCCCTTGGGACTTCACTTTCAGCTCTGGGTTTTTTTCGGAAATGTATCTCCTAAAATTGGGGTCTTTCCAAATCTCCTTACCTTCTCGTCGAGTCCATTCATGGTAGACTTTTGAGTCCACTTCCATGACTGGCTTCCCGATCCCGTTGATGGATTTTCGGTTTTGATTTTGACTGGCGATTTGCTTCTGCCTACGTGCAGCTTCACCATGGCTACTCTCGTAACCTTCATAGTGATCTTTTGCCAATCGATCCCTGAGCTGTTCTGAGTAATCGGACATATAAATTTTAAAAAGAAAGCGTCCCTCAAATGGGGGGACCACTCGGCCCCCCCGTGTCCGAGGGTTGGTTTTACCTCAGTTTCCTGAGGCAAATTCTATTAGAGTGCTGGGCTGAATTGACCCAGGCCAATTGGGTTGCGGACCTGCAACGATGCACGTCCTTCAATCAAGAAGCGTTCGCCACCACCTTTATCTTCAAAACGCTCGATTTGTGGCTGCTTATTGACGCGAAGATCAATCTTATCCATATCAAGCAGGTACCCTCGACCAGCTTCCTGAGAGGAGCCAGCAGCATTGAAGCCAATGAAGTTGTCAGCGATCACTTCAACGGAACCAAAGTCACCATCAAAGATGGTGGTTGTATTACTGATGCGAGTGCCATCACCGTCATAGTTCAAGCTACGCTGACTGTATCCAGCAGTAGCAATGGTCCTGGTGAAATCAGTGAATGCTCGTCGCAGAGTTGCATCAGCAAACAGCTTGTAGTCACCTGTCATGCCAGTTGCAGACCAGATGGTCTGAAGCATGGTCTGGATGTCAGACTCAGTTATGTCTGCAGTTAGGTCACCGTTGACCTGACCTGCAGCAGGCAAGAAGTTTGCGTTAACTGCATGCAAGCTTTGCCCTCCAACTGAACCGAATCCAGGGGTAGTCAATCTTGCGCTATCCCTAATCCATACACCTAGACCACGAAGCAGGTATGCATCTGACGATCCGTTGTCCACCTGATGCTCCTGGTCCGACAGGAGAGTTGCTTCCATGTTACGAACCAGCTCAACACCAGCTTTCGCAGATGCTTCAGCAATTTCGTTTCCAGCACCAAGACCGGCAACGTCAGAAACTTCCTGCGCCAATCGCGAAACCTGGTAAGCTTTGCGGAATGTTTGGAGGTAGCTTGAAAGCAACGTCCTGTTTTCAGCATGGTTCGCGTAGCTCGAAACGTCTGTTCCATCGACGGTTCCACCGAGTGCAGCGTCTGCATACGTGTCAACAGGCCACTGTATAAATGTGTTCTGTGGGGTGCTTCCCTTGTTAACGAGAGACATGAAAGGGGTCGCCTTCTCGTCTACTCTTGTAATTAAGTCCAACAGGTCTTCTCTTTTTGCGACCTGATCTTTTTCAAATAGCATTGCCATGAATAATCCTTTTCTTTTTAGATGTTAGCTGCAGCTTTAATCCAATCCTTCAGACCGTCCCTGGAACCTGTTTTCTTTACTCTTTCCCTGGCTGACTTCATACGTTGATCGATGTCGCTAACCTGCGGTTTTGTGACTGCAGGTCTCCCTGGTTGCGGAGTGGGATCTGGGGTCCTTGTTTGCTTTGTCGCTTTATTCGCTTGCTCCTGCTCTACGTAGTAGCCAACTAACGATCTTGCTAAATACAGGTCCACGTCTGGGAGATTCTTGATCCCAGGGTTTTCCTGTTTGACCTGATCCACCCATGCTCTCGCAGGGTTTTTTGGATCGCGTAACCAAGGATATTTGGTTGATGCGAACTCAAATGATCTTGACTGCTGCTCGATCTGCTTGCGTCTTTTCGGAATGTCTGACTCACGCTGGAATTCAGCGTTTAGTGCTAGGTCTTCCAGCCATGCTTCCACGTCATCAGGCATGTTTTCCCCAACTCGTTTCTCAATTTCTTGTTCAACGGAATCGGGATCACGCCTGTAACGAGACAAGCTTCGCTTTGCCCATCGTTCTGCTGCCAATGCGTCATCCATCAGCCGATCCAGGTCCTCCTGGGTTTCGGCTTGAGTCACCAGTTCAGAGATATTGTTTTCCTCTTTGGGTTTCTGAGATTGCTTCTGTTGAAAGCTTTCTTGCTTCAGTTCATGGAGCTGTTCTTCCAGTTCCTTTTTCTGAGCAGTCAGTTTATTGACTCGCTTTTGCCAGTTGTAATCTCCCCTCTGAGGTGCTTCCTCTGGTTCCTCCTGGTCCTGGTCAATGACTTGCTGCGTTGAGTCATCTTCCTGCTCAGGAATGGGTGTCTGTTCTGTCTGTTTTTGAACGTCTTCTTGAGGTGTTAACGATGCAGAAATTGCATCCCTCAATGCGTCCATCCCACCAAGTGGAGTTTCTTCCCCAGAGTCTTGGTTCACCTCTGGCGTTTCGGATTTATCCATGCTGTTAACGGTCGCAAGAAACCGATGACATGAGTTTAAAGGCACTCAAGGAGCCATTAGTAACCTCGGACAGGTTAAGGAAATCGTCGCAAAGTCTTTTTTAGTGTCAACCCCTATTCGGGGTCTTTGCCTGCAGCTTGAAAAATGCCTCGAAACTCTGCGTGTAGGTCCTGAATGGCTGCAAGTCTTCCAGCACAATAATGTCTTTCGGAATCAGAAGCTCCAGACTTGGTCAACAGGTTGACATCTGCCTGGGCCGCTTCATCCAGTATCCAGAATATGGATTTCTTGACTGGGTGTTCTTCTGACATTGCGAATGCCTGCAGAAGTTCTTTCGGGTATTCAAAGATTTGATCAGGCATTTGGATTCACCCCTAGTCTTCCTACTTGTTTGTTGTTCTGTTGCATTACGGACATGTTCAAATTCTGTGAGTATACCTTCAGCAATTCCGTAAACTGTTCGTCTGCCTGGAGCTGCTGCTGATACTTGGGATTATTCTGAATGATCTGTTGCAAGAACTGTAGTTTGATTGCTGCAGAGGGATCGTTCTCCACCAGCTTGCTTGGGTTGTTACCCAAGGCCATGAAGGCTACCTGAGAGTTCACCTCTTCAAACATGGCCTGTGATGCCTCTGCATTTTCAACCACCAGTTCATCTGCCAGGGAAGGATCGATGACTTGTAGTTTCTTACGTATCAACTTGGCTCGATCCACAATACCCATGGTGTCCTCGGGAAGGACAAACTGACTGATAGCTTGCAATTTTTTCTCAACAAATTCGTTGTCCAATTCGCGAACATCAAAGTTCAGCGTAAAGTTAAAGTTCCCTGGGTCTCTCGGGATCGGTTTACCTGTTCCTGTCACCGTTGCGAATCTCTCGTCATCGTCAAACTTTTGAGTCAGATCCCACATGCGATTAACTACAGTAGACATGTGACGTAACCAGCGATGCACGTAAGCTTGTTGACGAAGCTGAGTTTCAACTGGAGCTACCTGTGAATTCGGTCTGCCAAAGTAACGGTCAGTTCTTACCTGAATCTGATCCATTAATTGAAAG